GTATGTACATGGAATGGAGATGTAGGTACAATATACATAGATAAATCTGTAGATGATTTGAAGAAAAGTAATATTGTAGTAAAACCTTTATCTGATTTAAAATTTGATTTAGATGATTTTCATAAAAGCGGTGGGATTCTATTAGGACATAACATCGTAGGTTTTGATTTACCTGTTATGAAAAATGCAATGGATATTTATTGTATAAAGAAATATTTAGATGATAAAGCATATATTGATACTAGTATGTTAATCAATAAAGAGCATGGTGAAAGATATAGTTTGAATAATTTAGTACAAAATACATTGGGAGAGAATAAAATCATGGATAGTGCTGATGCACCAAATGTTTGGAAATCCGGTGGATATTCAGAAGTTGCTGAATACTGTCTAAAAGATTGTCAACTTGTATATGATTTATGGCAATATGGGCAAAACAATAAAATGGTAAAGGGGTTCTCGTTAGAACAAGAGGAAACACTAGATTTAGGAGTTGAATGGTAAATGGCGACAACAATAGAATGGATTGTTTGGTTTGTCTTTCTTTGCTTTCTTTCATTGTTATTCTTTGCAGCATTCGGAGGTTCAAAATATTCCGAATCAAACATTGATGAATACATGGAGAAATTAATTGATGAGGAGAGAAGTCGAAATGGCTCTCGCTGAATTATGCAAATTTTGTAACAAAACAACAATACCCAAGAGAATAAAAGGCAAGTATGTTGGTTCGGCAGAATCAATTCTTATTTGGCAATGTAGAAAATGTAAGGCTTTGTGGTCACAAGAATAACTTGTGGCTGCAAGGTCACTTTTTTTTATGCAAAAATTTTTGGTTTTTACTTGTTTTATTTGGTATATAAACACGATACCTGAATAAGCGATTTTTTTAAGATTAAGAATAATGAATTTATAGCATTGTACATTAAGAATAAATGATATTTTTTTCTTAGAGTGGAATTGACTCCTTATAAAGAGCGTAAAAATTCTAAAACATGACAGCATCTAACATTTAGTAAAGATAAAATACTAGTGGTTTACTTTCTACACTAATGTCTGATGAGCCGAAACCGAGAAAACATCACAATGGTTCATGTAAATGGATGAAAAATTTTATGGCAGAAACATTCAGTGAGTGGGAAGAATGAAAATAAATATAGACAATACTATGAAATTTCTAGAAAGCGATATTATAGTAGATTTGTCTTCTTTAGATTCTCCTGTATTAAAATTAGGTTTATTTGTTGTCACAATGAGTATTATTGTTGGTAGTGTAATTTATAGGTGGAATATAAACCATGACTAAAAATCTCGATAATATTAATTGGGATTATTGGGAAGTAATATTGGAAGGTACGATTAATGAACAAAATAGATAAAGCATTTTGGACTTTATCAAATAAGTTCTTTGTATGGTTGGCTCTTAGAAAAAAGAATTAAACCCAAGAAGGTTTTGTTGGAAAATTAGCATAACAATCTTCAGGAGTATCAAAAGTTTGTGGCAACTGTAGTAAAGCAGTTCTATATGCTGCTAATTCTGTTTTTTGTGAACCCGTTAAATCTTTATACACTAATGTCAATTGATATTTATCAATTGCTCTTAATGCACTATTTCTATCTTGCCTCAAATAATCCCATTCTGCTTCAGTAACCATAATCAATCAAACTCCACATAAATCACACCCGAAGTATCTCCCATATCAACACTGTTGGCATTTGTTCTTTGTATTCTAATTTCATCTCCTGCATCAAAGGTGTGGTTTACAACCACTGAACCTCTCCATATTGTACTTGAATGAGGAGATTGTGTTAATTCCATTGTAGCATCTCCACTAACTCCTGTATCGTCTTGAGTTGCTCCTTTTGCTACTGCAATTTGGAAAAATTCTCCCGAAGTAGAATTATCATTATTATTATTTATTTTCCAAGTTTGCTCATTTGTACTTGTAACTGTATGATTTCTAGTGTTTATTGTGAAATATTTTACTCTTCCTGATTTAGGCATAATGAATCCCCAATGATTTTGAGTTGAAGAATAATCATTTGATACTGCTTTTAGATTTACTGCACCACTATCCATATCACTTCTGTTATAAACAAATGGAACACAAGTGTTAAGGTTAGTCAATGAAGATTTTATACTACCATCAGAAGTAATTCTTAATTTTTCAGTAGGTGTAGCATTACTAGAAGCACTTGCTCTAGTGCTAAGAACTAAATCTGCTCTATGGTCGGAAGCGTCAATTTCTTCTGCACTAATAGTAACACTAGGAGCAGTATCAGAATTAAAATGAGATAAACCAATATGTGCTTTACCTTGAACAGACCCACTTGTTCCACCTGCGGTTGTAAATAACGCTACAACTTCATCATTAGCCCCACCTTCAACATGTAGTTTAGCATCGGGAGAATTAGTATTTATTCCAAGTCTAGTATTAGTTCCGTCAATAGTAAGAACATCATTTCCGGCAGATGTAAATGTCATCGAGTCATCTCCTACGACAATCTTTTCATCATCCGATTGGGCTCTTTTTAGTTCTAAATCTTCGTCATATGAAGATACCAAACCATCATTAATTACCAAACCTTCATCAAAGTAAAATCTTGACCTATCGGTTGTAATGTGCATGTAAGATGAATTTGTTGCACCTATGTTGATGATACCATGTTGATTTCTTATCTCTATTGTATCTCCATCTTCTACTATACCTACACTACCTGCTGCTACTGACCTTGATGTACCACCTGTTAGAAGTATTTGCCCGTCTGATGTAAGCCTCATTTTTTCGGCAGCCGCTTCTGAAGCACCCGTAGCAAAAACTAACGATGTTTGATTTTCACTTGAACTAAATGTTGCTTCTGCTTCTCCATAAATAGAAGCACCTACAAGTATAGCATCAGTACCACTGTCTTCTAATGGTGCGTTAAAGTCTATCCTACCAATTTTATCTCCGTCAACTATTGTTGTTTCAGCAGTTGATAATGTAAGAATACCAGCAGCACCCGCAGCACCACGAACCTCTAGTAAAGATTGTGGAGTTGTAGTTCCTATTCCGATTTTACCATCTGAACCTACTATTCTCATGGCTTCGACTACTGTGTCATCGCTATCTGTACCACCCGCATTAACCGCGAAGATAATATCATCAGCATCACGGTTGGTTTCTATTTGTAGATGGTTCGCATCACTTCTTATTTTTGATACTGAACCATCACCGAATATTTTAATTAGTCCGTTGTTAGTATTACCAAGTCGTAAATACCCACTTCCATTTGCCGATATTGTACCATTATTGTTAACTAACATATTTCCTGCAACATGAAATTTTTCATCAGGGCTTGTAGTTCCTATTCCTACATTACCACTAGGAAAACTAACAAAGTTAGATGATGAATTATTTCTTATTTCCATTAATACAGTAGAATCATCTTCACCTCTAATTCTAAGATAATCACCATCTTTTCTAATGTAATGAGATTCATCGTTATCATTTGAAAACTTAATATCTACTCTTGAAGCATCATGAAGATGTAACTTATGGGTAGGACTTGTAGTACCTATTCCAATATTACCATCACCTGCTATTGTCATTCTTACATTTGAAGTGCTTCTATCTGCGGCAGTCTTGGTATGGAATTGTATATCTGCGGCATCATTGTTGTAAATTGATGCAAGGTGAAGAACTCCTGTACCGTTATCATACCACAGTTGTCCACCTTCGGTAAAGTCATCAGCAGTTCCTAATAACTCAATTGCAGGGTCAGCGTTAGCATTGTCTGTTCCTGTAACTCTTATTGAAGGATGGTCAGCACCCGATACATGAAGTTCTGTGGAAGGAGAAGCAGTACCTATTCCAACATTACCACTACCTTTTATTGTCATTCTTGTTGTTCCGGTAGTTGTAGTTGAGTTAGCCGCAGTATTGAAGAAAATATCAGTTGCCGCATTCCCAAGACTTGTTCCGCCACCGATGAATATCTTGTTTTGACCATTATCAGCATCACCTGATATTAGAGAAACATTTTCTTCATCAGTATCATAATGTGGCATACCTAATCTCATAAATTTTCTAGTATCATCAGTTAAAGTTGGATTACTTAAATCAGCACCCGCAAGTATAGTCCATGAGGCATTATTTTGAAGAACTTCTAATTTTGCTGTAGGACTTGTAGTTCCTATTCCAACATTACCTGCTGAATCTATTGTTGCTCTAGTGGCTTGACTTCCTCCACTTGTACCTGTTTGGAACTGTAAATATCCACCTCTTCCACTAGCGGCTGACATAGCGTTTATTGCAGCACCAACTCCTGCTCCACTACTATCTACATTATGGAAATCAATTGCCGCATATTTAGTATCATCGGGCATTGAAACGTTACCATTCTTTATTGTTAAAGTTGAAGATGTTCCCGCAGAAACAGTAGATACTCTCAAGGCTTCTGTACTTGTTGTATCATCATCGTCATTAGTTTCAGTAAGTAATACAGAAAGATACCCACCTTTATCCGTATCAGCATGGTCTTCAGAAGCATAACCAACAAGAGCGACAGATGCTTCTGTTATTTGACTAGGAATATTACCATCATTTGAATCAAAACCAATACCACCAAGCATATCATCTTCGGAAGTAGAAGTATCATCT